TCCCATTGATCCTAACACGTTCATCTTTTTTCTAGAAGGATCAACATGGTGAAAGTTAAAAGCCCTCGTTTCATTTTTAAAGTTACATAACTCACAAGTAAAAGCTTTCAACCAACATAAGAAAGAACCTCTAGTAGCATTAGCATATTGATTGTACTCCTTCTTGTTTTCTACCTGTGAATAAGGAGAAGATTTTAAAATAAAATTAGTATCTCTCTCCCATATAGATACTAATTCTTTTATAGTGTTAATGGGTTTCAGCCCAATTTTCTCCAATTTGTGCAGTTGCGGAAAGTGGGCAGCCAAATTCAAAGAACTCTCCTGCTGACTGGATCGCATCCTCAGCGTACTTGGCAATAGGTCTGGCATATCTTTCTGTAACCTCGATTTGGAATTCATCATGTATGTTGGCAACAAACTCATAGTCAACCTCCTCTATAAATCCTACCATTTTTAATCTACGATCTAATATAACTAGAGCTTGCTTCATTAGTACTGCCCCTGCTGACTGCAGTAGTGTGTTCAATGAGCTATGCTCTGACCTAATGTGTAGCTTCCTTCCATCAAGCCCTATAAGATGACCTCTTCTCCTATAGGTTTCTTTAACTTTGTTTGTTAGATCATCCAGACCTGTTACATTCTTTAGAAATCTTTTCCTAGAAATAGATCCTGTCTTAGATCCCTTACCAAGTATAGTCCCTAGTTTAGCATCTCCTGCACCATATATAAAAGCATAAAACCAAGTCTTTGCTGTATCTCTATCGTTAATGTTAAGAGCTTTCATGTTTAGAGTATGTATGTCAGTACCTTCTGATTTACTCCCAGAGACTGCAGCTTCTACATACTTTCCTCCATCATATCTAGTCATGTATCCTGCTAGGGCTCTAAGTTCTAGCCCATCTGCATCCACCCCTACTAGCTTCTTACCCTCACCCACACCAAACAAACCCCTACACTCCTTACCATAAGGACTATAAGAGGCAGGTACTTGAGCTATATTAGGATAAGAATGAGTACATCTACCAGTGATAGCACCATTTGTATTAACTCGTCCATGTATTCTCCCATTCCGTTCTAATTTAAGCCAAGCATTATCACCTTCAGCTAATTGAGATACTCTTTTACTAATCAAGAAATGTTCTTTAAGCTCTGCACAGTTTGGATATTTAAGCTTGCCTAAGATTGCCTCGTTTACTTCTGGTTTCCCACTAGGAGTGAAAGAGTTTGGAAGCCATCCATACAACTTCTGCAGTCTAGACGATATGTGGTCTCTGGAATTTGGGTTGAATTCCACAGTTTTAATCTTAGTAAACTTAACTCCATTTGTGTAGCCTCGTTTCTCGTTATCTTTCTTTGGAGTAAACTCTCCTTCAGAAACGTACCAACTGCCAAATGAAGACCTGAGCTTTTTAGCAAGCCTTTGTTGATCTTTAAGTAAGCTAACATATAGTTCTTGTCCTTTCTCTACATTGAAAGTAAACCCCTGCTTCTCCTGTCGTGCCATTATTAATGCAAACTTGTGCTCTAGTTCTACTGCTACTTCTGGTGGTTCTTGATCTAAGAAATGATAGTAAAGATCCATAGTTACTTTAACATCTTGAACACAATACTCAGCCATCTCCATAGTAAACTTGGACCAGTCAGCAGTATCACCATAGTTACCTTTAGGTTCACCGTTGCGGAGACCCCAAGCTTTTAAACTATGGCTACCCCACAACTTAGGCTCAACCTTTCTTTCCTTAGCATCTATCTCTTTTAAATCTGGATGAACTAATCTAGAGAGAACTAAAGTATCTATAATTTTAGTAGACTTCCTAGGAGTCCAGTTTAGTACCTTCTTTAAGACAGGTAAATCATAGGCTATTATGTTATGACCAATGAGAGTATCAGCATCTTTCATTAGATCAAGAGCCTCACCTAAACACTCATAAGAATTAAACTCATAGTTCATGAAAGTTCCTAGGTCATTAGCATATATCTGCCCTGCCTTTGAGCCAACTACAGCCATGCCTAGACAGTGTATTGTATCTACTGTATCTAGTAGTCCATTAGTTTCTAAGTCAAAAACAAGTTCCATTTAGTCCTCCGTGTTTGGGTAAAAAATACTTTTCTGAGGTAGTCCCTTTCTTTCAAGCTTAGAAAGGCGGGCTTCCATCCTTACCATATTCATCCTGACTGAAGACATCGCACTCACCAAGCCTTCCTGTATCGGGAGAATAGCGTAGTGTGGTTGCAACCCCTGTGCTACTTCCTTTATATCTAGCTTTGAGAACTCTAACAATTGTTTCGTTGCCTTCTTGTTGATCTCTTTCGAGTCCAATGACGAAATCACTGAGTTGAGCAATTGCTCCACTCCCTCTAAGATCTCCAATACTGATTTGTTTTCCATCTTCATGTCCTTTCCCCATTGAAGGTCTTTTAAGGTGAGATACAATAAACATTCCTACATTTAGTTCTTCTGCTAATGACCTAAGCTTAGTCATTAAGTTATCAATCAGTCTTCTCTCGTCTCCTCCCTCAACACCAGAGACAACAATAGAGATATGATCAAGCACAATCCACCCCACATTACAGCTCCTAGCAAGATAACGAATACGATTGGCAAGTAAATCCCCATCAACACTCCCCCAATGGTCATACAGAAAAAGCCTACCACTGGCAAAAACTTTCTCCCAAGTTTCCCTCTTAAATTTTTGGTCTAAATCTTTTTTGAGGTGAAGCATTTGGCTTGCCTCAATAGACATAAAGTCCCAAGTTGCCTGTGTAACAGACTCCTCCAGAGCTATATATCCTACAGTCTCCCCAGTGGATAAGAAGTGTGAAGCTATCTCCTTAACCATAGTGGATTTTCCTGTACCTGTACCTGCACAGAAAGTAACTAGCTCACCTTTTCTAGCTCCTAAAGTTTTATCATTTAATCCCTGCCAAGGGTAGTCATGGTCACTAGGGGTTATAGGCATACTAACCAGATCCCATGTGTCCTCCCCTGCTACTATTCCATCAGGCCTAACTACCCTAGCTCTCCATACTGCATTTACTACCTGATCATTTAGTCCTTTCTTCAAACATTCACTAGCGTCCTTCTCAGGTAAAGTAGCTATCTTACACTTCCCAGGTTTGAATAGTTCTGCCACTTGTTTTGACGCAGACTGTCCTGCTTTATCCATGTCAAACATTAGAATGATTTCTTCAAAGTTGTTGACTAGCCACTCGTAGTCTTTTTGAACAGCCTTCTTAGCGGAGGTAGCCCCATTAGGTAGGGACACTACAGGCCATTTACAGTTCTGGATCTCAGCTACACTCATAGCATCAATCTCACCTTCAGTAATAACTATCTTCTTGCCTGTGCTCCAGAGATGTTTTCCCCAGAGACTAGTACAATCACCTAGCGTTCTGAAATCGTGTTTAGGAAGTCGTAGTTTTTGTCCAATGACACTACCGTTATTGTCTTTGAATTCGGCAATGTGGCAGTCGTTATCATTGTATCTCCCAAAGGAGTAGGAGAAAAATTTACAGGTTTTTTCAGAGATCCTTCTGGATGGAAGATCCTTGAATGTTCCTCTTTGAATAAGGGAGGAAGGGGTTTTAATCTTTTTATTGACAGGAAGAGCATTAGAGTCAGAGTTACCACGCTCACGGTACTCGCACCCACCACCAAAACAGTAAGCATGTCCATCGTCATACCTCGCTAAGTTATCTTTAGAACCACACTTAGGGCAGGGCTCATGTCCGATACACTGACTTTCCAAGTTCGATAAACCATTCCCTTGGGATCGTGCCTTTTGAATATTTGAATCCATGCTTATCGCACCATTGTCCATAAGTTGTCCTCGATCCTTTATAGAGTTTTTGGTTTGGATTACTAAAAACAAATCTTAAGTCCATATTTGGGTATTGCTCTTTAAGCAAGAGATGTTTAGTTCTATCCTTTGCTACAAATCTACCCTTTGTTTCTACTATGATCTCCTTTAAATCACACTCTCTACCACCAAGGTTAAAATCTGGTGTGTAGTGTTGTACTCTTTTAGGCATGTATGGGATTCGGTAAGACTCATAGCCCCAAGCTATTCCTTCTTCCGTTAGTTGTTCACTAACTGTGACTTCTAAGCCTGACCGATATCCCTCTTTGATCCCTCTTGCTAAACCTTTTATTGGCTTCAATTAAAAATCCTCGTCCTCTTCATTAACATCATCTTCTTCCACTACTTCTTCTACTTCTTTAGGCTTGTCTACACAATCTTCACCCCAATCTACACTGTCTTTTGCAACGTACTCTATCAAACCGCCCTGAGCCAATCGAACCTTCTTAACTCTAAGTGTAACACCACCACCCATACCATCATAAGCATAAGCTTCATAGGCTACTTTGATTTGACTACCACCACCAATGAGCTTCTCTAATCTATTGCCATCTTCATCTAATAAAATAGGCTTTTGCTCAAAAGGATCTCCACGCTTAGGTGTTACCCTAGCTTTCAACTTAAACTTAACCTTGTAGTTACCTGTCTTCTCACCCTGATCATCCAAGTCTTCTTTGATAGGGTTATTCTTTCCACCGTTCATCAAAGGCTTTACTACATTGTGAATAGATTTAACATCTTCCTTACTCAAAACTAAAGTCACTGAATACTCCCCATCAGGATTAAATTTAGTGTCAGGTTTATTAAGCCAAGGATATACTGCTGTACCAACTGGAGTTACATTAAGTCCTTTTGCCATTTATAGTTCTCCTTTTATAAAACGTTCTGCCCCTCCAAATTCGGGGATATGTTTTCTTTTACAATCTACTCTAATCCTATCTACAATTAACATGACTTCATTTACTGTACGCTCTCCTTTTAGTTTAGAGTTAAACATACAATTAAAAACACTAGCAATAATAGCATACTTCTCTGCCTTACTATAATTTTCTAATACCTGTACGGATTCTATCATACCTCTTGAAACATTGTCTACATTAGCGTTAGCTAAAAAAGAATTCTGCATTTCTCACCTCATTTATACTTAGTGTACCATAACAATCTATCTTGTCTAAAGATATCTTTTGCTCTAGCCTAAAATTTTCTAATACATCTTCAGAGTATAGCTCTATAAATTTTTCTCGTAAAACTACACCCAGTTGTTCAATATCGCAAGCGTGAGTCCCGAAAGAATCGTGAACAACAGAAAAACTATCAATTCCACATTCATCATTAGCTCCCATTACAGTTTTCATTAAGTGGCAAGCATCCAAGCTATGTACGAAGTTTGGAGCTATGCCATTAACCTGTCTATGCCTGTTAATCTTATCGTTCTGACCATGTGCAGCATATAGCGAAGCCATCTTACCGTTGATAACAGTTTTTACCTGAGACACCATAGATTTTAAATATTTTTGTTTAACTACAAAACCTGTAGGTAACGTCCAGTAGATAGGCATGTCAGACTTATTAAGAATAGAAGCACATTCCTGCAACCACTTCATGCCTTTACGAGCTGATATAACTACCTCTCCGATAGCCTCATAAATAAACCCTGCTAGATACTTACAATGTTTCCATAAGTCTTCAGTCTCTTCAATACCTTCAAACACTTTACCTTTATCTTTTTGTTTCTTCATTTCTTCATGGAGTTGCTCTCTCATGCCGTATAGAGTAGCTCCATAAGGTGTAGTCATTACTGGGCGTTTAACAAGGGCACGATCCA